ATGGCGCATCGCAAGTGGATTCAAAAAGCAATCAAACGGCCTGGTGCGTTTAGCAGGAAGGCGAAGGCTGCGAAGATGACCACAACACAATTTGCCAACAAAGTATTAAAACCAGACAGTAAGGCGAGCAAGCGCACGAAGGCCCAGGCGCGCCTTGCTAAGACGCTTATAAAGATACGAAGAAAAAAAACGTGATGCGTGTAAGGATTACACATCTTGACGGAAAATTACCAAATTTAGCTTTAATGCGTTTATCGTATGCACATAGAAAAAACGGTGATTTTATATATTTTACAAAATCAGCTAGACGTGAATTGTTTGAAGAAAACTATGATCGTGTGTACGGTTCGTCTATTTTCACATTTAACAAAAAAAAACAGGATACATTTTTAAAAAACTTTCCCAATGCAATTATTGGCGGTACAGGTTTTCAAACTACAACAACAATTGAAGATGTAATTCCTGATAATGGCGAACATTTTGATTATTCAATTTATCCTGAGTTTCAAGATTCTATTGGATTTTCACAACGTGGATGCCGATTAAGGTGTAAGTTTTGTGTTGTTCCGCAGAAAGAAGGAAAAAATAAAGACAATAAAACGATAGCTGAAATTTGGCGTGGAAATCCGTATCCTAAAAACATTTTATTGCTTGATAATGATTTTTTTGGTCAGCCATTATGGGAACAAAAAGCAAATGAACTGATTGATGGTCAGTATAAAGTATGTTTCTCACAAGGAATTAATATTCGTTTAATTGATGATCGTGCTGCGGAATATTTGCCGAACATTAAATATTATAATTCCAAGTTTAAAACAAAAAGATTATATACAGCCTGGGATAATCTTGGCGATAAAAAGATATTTTTTAAAGGTGTGGAACGATTAGAAAAGTTTGGAACACCGCCACATCATTTAATGGTTTATATGTTAGTTGGTTTTAAACCAAATGAAACGATGGAAGATATTCTTAGCCGATTTAATGACATTGTTGCTTTAGGCTGCAAGCCTTATCCAATGGTTTACAATAATTCAAATATACTTCTAAAAAAATTTCAACGCTGGGCCATTATGAGACATTACCAGTTTATTGATTGGAACACATATTCATCAACAAAAAGACCATCTGAAAAAGAATTAGTATTTGATCCAGAATTACAATTATCATTTTTATAAAAGGAGTGAGTCATGGCTTATGGTGCAGGCACATACGGAAGTCAGCGCGGCAGACCGAGTAATAAGAAAAAGAAAGATATGCGAAAGAAATATACCAAAGCGCAGATTATGAAACGTAAAAAAAAGAAAAAAACATGACGTACAAGGATTTGCGAACCGCCTTAGAAAAGCATGAACAGGAATGCTTACAGCGATTTATGGATGTTGAAAA